AATTTAGATGAGATTAAAAGAGCATAGGAGGAAATGTTATGGCAAATAAAGAAACTAAACTCACACTTGAAATTTTTGCACAAAAAGCTACAAATGCATTAAAAAGAAATCGAAGTATAAGAAAATTCAAAATAAAATTTGAGTCTTTTACTCAAGACGATGATGGAGAACCTATTGAAATTGAATTTAAGGCTTTAACAGACTCAGAAGTTAATGATTGTGTAGCTCAATCTAATGAAGGTGACGTTTCAGGTCGTGAAGGAGATAGGTATGCAGTTTATATGGCATCAATTAATCCAAGTCTTAAGGAACTTGGACAGCAATTGATGTCACAAGGTGTTATTGATACACCATTAGAGGTGATGGATATGTTTGAGCCATATGAAATAAGTCAAGCTGCATCCATCATTATGGAAGAAAGTGGTATCAGTCCGAAAAAAGGAAAAGATGCTACACTTGTTGAAAGAGGAATTAATAATTTAAAAAACTCATAAGAACTAATGGTGAATTTAATCTTCTTCATCATTATGTTCAACTAGGCTGGAAAATTGAGGATTTCTTCAACCAGCCTTTTTATTATAAACTTTTCTATAAAGCTTCATTGGAAGTCTACTATGAGGATATAGAAAAAAGTATGAAGATTAACAGAAAAGGAGCTGGTGAATAATGCCTGTTATTGAAAAGATTAAAATTACAGATGAAGGAATAGCAACTCTTAAAAAGTATCAAAAAGAGCATAGATCATTTGTTGAAGAGGTCAAAAAAACACGTTCAGAGTTAAAGAACACATGGAATAAGACATATAAGCCAGTCATTGAAACATCACAGGCAGGAAAAGCAATCAATTCTCTTAAAACACAAGCAGATAGTTTTAAAAGAGGATTGAAAGCAAAATTAAATGTTGATAATTCTCAAATATCAAAATTAAGGCAAGCAAAGGAACAGATGCAAACATTTTCAAAGATGATTGCATCTGCAACTATTAATGTTAAAGATAATACAAAGAATAAAATCAATAATATATACAATCGATTATTAAAGATTGGAAAGAAGACAATATCTCCTGCAGTCAAAATTAAAGATAATGCAATGACAAAAATAAGGAGAATAAAAAGCGAAGTCTCCTATTTGGCTAAAACAGTAGCAAGACCTGCAGTTGTTTTAAAAGACAATGCAGTCTCTAAAGCTTCACAGATATCACAAAAACTTTTAGGGATTGTAAAAAAGCCATATAATGCTGTTATTAATGCAATAGATAAGACGGCTTCAGGAATAGCAAGTGCTGGAAAAAGTTTGGCTTCTATTGGTAAGAAACTAGTTGTACCTGTTACTGCTGCAATTGCTGTTTCAACTGCTGGAATTGGTGCTGCAGTAAAATCAGGAATGGATTTAGAAAACCAGCAAATTTCTATTAAGCATTTTATTGGTGCAACCAATAAAGATTACACAAGTCAACAGATTGATCAAGCTGCAAATTCTTTTACAGAAGCATTGAGAACGAATGCTAATGCAACTCCATTTGAAACTGGAGAGGTCATTGAAGCTGGAACACGAGCAGTATCAATTACACAAGGAAATACAAAAGAAGCTATGAATCTAGTTACGTTGGCTGAAGACATGGCAGCTGCAAGTGGTGGAACGAAATCTGTAAGTGATGCGATGGAAGCACTAGCAGATGCTAAGCTTGGTGAGATGGAGCGTCTAAAAGAATTTGGTTTTAAGGTTTCTGCAGATGACTTTAAGAAAAAAGGTTTTAAAGGTGTTTCAAAAGACCTTGGTGATTTCTATGGTGGAGCTGCACAGAAGTTAGCAACATCTGGATCTGGATTATTATCAACAATTACTGGTAAATTAAAATCTGGAGTTGCAGATTTTGGACTTAAAATTGTTGATCAATTAAAACCAGTTCTTACAAATGTGATTGGCTTCATTGATAAGGTAATGCCTTATATTGATAAATTTGGAACTAGTTTTGGAACAAATCTAGGAAAAGGAATACAGTATATTTCTTCAATAATGCCAACATTTATTAGTGGGTTTAAACAAATGATGCCAACATTTCAAGTTATTATAAGTGGAATACAGCAGATGTTACCACCAATCATGGCTATTGGAGGAACATTGATAAATACAATAAAAGATGTTGTTGTTCAAGCAACTCCAGTTATTTCACAGATTATCGCAACTATTGCACAGGTTTTACCTGCTGTACAGCCTGTTTTTCAAACAATAATAACAACTATAGGAAACATCGTCACTACAGTACTTCCACCTCTGTCATCTGCAATACAGTTGATAGGGAATGTCATTGTCGCTGTAGCACCTGTTGTTTCAGCTGGATTTTCGGTCATAGGAGAGGTTATTACAAACGCCGTTGGAGGTATTGCTTCGATCATTCAAGGGGCGTTGGATTTAATTAATGCTGCGTGGAATGGGAGTTGGTCAGGCATGGTTAGTGCATTCAAAACAATCTTCGGAGGTATAGTCAAGATATGTAAGACTCCAATAAATGGAGTAATAAGTATTATCAATAAAGCTATAGAGGGAATTAATGGTATTGCGATAGATCTTCCTGATTGGATACCGGTTGTCGGTGGAAAGCATTTTGGGATGGATTTGAGTCCTATTCCACTTCTGGCTAAAGGTGGAGTTGTCTCACAAGCAACAATGGCTGTTGTTGGAGAAGCTGGAAAAGAGGCAGTTATGCCACTTGAAAGAAATACTGGATGGATAGATAACTTGGCAGGGCAACTTGTAGGAAAAATGACTCCTAATAATTTGGGAGCTGGAACGAGTCAAATTCCATTGATAAATGGAAATGGAGTACCAGCACAAAACTATACAGAGACAAAAAACACTACAATTAGAGTTGAGAAACTTGCTGATCAAATTGTTGTTAAAGACAAAGAGGATATTGATGATGTAGCAAGTACAGTAGCTGAAAAGATAAAAGAAGTAATTGATAACATGTAAGGAGTGAATGCTATGAAAAAAAAGGTAGTAGAATTGAGTGCTAAAAATAGAAAAGAAGTTTTAAAACTCATTGTTAATCCTAAAAAAATTGAATTTACTGATCCTCAAAACAACCAGCAAGTACAATTGTTAGATGTAGGAACAATTAATTTGTTAGGAGAAAAAGGTGTTATTTCTATCACGTTATCAAGCTTCTTTCCATCTAAAAAATCTCCCATTTATAAGAGACTCGGTGGAAAAAAGACACCAATAGAGTGCAAGAGGCTTGTTAAGAGATGGAAAGACAATAAGACTATTGTTAGATTGATTATAACTGATTTAGACATCAATCTAGCAATGTCTATTGATGAGTTTGATTACAGTCAAAATGAAGGCGATTATGATATATACTACTCAATAAAATTAACTGAGTATAAAAAGCTAAATGTATCTTCAGTTAAATCATCTAAATCCAAGTCCAAAAAGGGAAGCATAAGCAAAAGACCGTCAAGTCGTTCTTCAAAAGGAAATAACAAGATATATACAGTTAAAAGTGGAGATACTTTGTGGGCTATTGCTGTTAAGTATTATAAAAAAGGATCACAGTATAAGAAGATATATAATGCTAATAAAAAAGTAATAGAAGCAACTGCAAAGAAGCATAAAAGAAAGAGTTCACAAAATGGACATTGGATATATCCTGGTACTAAGTTGGTGATTCCATGAAACTCATAGTTAATAAGAAAAACATTATTGAACTTGTTCGTGATATGACATGGTCTGGAGATACAAAAGAAGTATCAAGAAAACTGAACTTCACGATTTATCAAAATTCAGCTGATAAAAATATGCCAAAAATTTCAATTTCTATAGATAGCAGTGTTACATTGAAAGATGACAGTGGAAAAGTTTTATTTGTAGGAGTTATCAAAAAAATAGATAAGAAGTCTAATGATAAGACTTTAACATATCTTGCGTATGATCTTCTTTTCTATATCAATAAAAGTAAGATAAGTAAAGTGTTTAAAAATACTCCTGAAGCAATAACGAAAAGTGTTTGTAAAGAACTAGGAGTACCTGTTGGATCTTTAGCAAAAGCAGGAAAGAAAATATATTATCCTTGTTTGGATAAAACAGGATATGAAGCGATTATGATTGCATATAGTCAAGCTTCAAATATAACTGGTAAAAAGTATATTCCTTTAATGGAAAAGAATAAATTAACTGTTATAGAAAAGGGAAAGTATTGTGGGGTTATTATCAAAGGAACATTAAATCTTACAGATGCAACTTATACAGTATCAAGTGAGAATGTTGTTAATAAAGTTAAGATTACAGATAAAAATGGAAAGGTTATTAAAACCGTTAAGAATGCAACATCTATCAAAAAAAGAGGAACAATTCAAGCCATATACAAAAAAGAAGATGGGAAAAATGCTACTAAAAATGCAAAGAAGTTGTTTCATGGGTTAGATAGATCCGCAAGTGTAAACGCCCTAGGTGATGTTCGAGCAGTAGCTGGTTATGCAGTTACTATACAAGATAAAAGAACAGGACTTTATGGATTGTTTTATGTAGAAAGTGATTCACATCAATTTTCACAAGGTAAACATGATATGTCACTAACATTATCGTTTGTTAAAACGATGGATTATAAAGAGTTGCCTACTGATACATCTAAGAAGAAAACAACTAAAAAGAAAAAGAAAACTTCGAAAAAAACATCAAGCAAGTTAAGTAGTGTTAAGGCTACTGTTGCAAAATAAGGAGGGATGATATGGCTACCGATACGAAAATAGTAGAAATGTTAGAAGCGTTAAAAAAACTTCTATCAATTAAAGATAACTATATTATTGCTGAAGTATGTTCAATTGATCCTCTTAAGATAAAGATTAATGGTCTTGTTATAGAGCAACATATATATGCTAATCCAATTTATATTCAATCATCTTTACCTGATATAAAATTTTCTGTTGGAGATAATGTGATTGTATTTCAAGATGATGTATCTTTTTATATTATAGAAAGGATTAAGAAAATAGTATGAATGATGAAGAAAGTATCTTTCCATTCATCGAGTTGGAGGAAGATGATGAAGAAGAGGAAGATGAATTAGAGGAATTATGTGAATATGCATATGACTTTGAGAATAATTGTCTGCTTAAAAATGAATCGGGACAAAATTATTTTGTGTATAGGAATGATGCATTAAGGATTTGGATCTATAAAGTCTTAAATACTTCTAGATATCATCATCTTGCGTATACGGAAGAATTCGGTAATGAGAATGAAACGATTATAGGGCAAACATTAGACATAGATATTGCTTACTTAGAAATTAAAAGGTTTATTACAGAAGCGTTGATGAATAACGATTACATAAACGAGTTAAGTAATTTTAATTTTGAGCTGAATAAAGATAAGGTTATAGTGAGATTTACTGTTACATCAATTTATGATGAATTTGAATATGTAGCTGTTGTTGATGGAGGTGATATTTATGGATGATTTTTCAAATATTTATGATGATGATATTGAAGAAATCTTAAATAGTGAAGATTTTGAATTTGAGAGTATCGTAGAAAGGATGAAGAATGATTTAACTAATCCTACAAGTAAAATTGAAGGATCTTTTTGTATGGATGTAATACAGGCTGTTGCGATGGAAATATCAAGGTCTGTTACGATGAGAGTTATTGACTATATAGATCAAACGATGCTTGATACATCTGAAGGAGAATTTCTTGATAGAAAGGCTCTTGATTATGCAATAGAAAGAATTTCAGCAATACCTTCTAGTGGTTATGTGACTTTTTTAGGTGATGAAGGAACGATTATTCCAAAAGGAACAACTGTAGAATCTGATGAGTTTACATTTATAACAAATAATGAAGCTATCATAAAAAATGGCTCAGCAGAAGTGCTGTGTATTTGTTCAGAGGGTGGAAGCGAAACAAATGTTTCTGAAGAAAGTATAACAATTATTACAGATGATATTATTGGACTTGACAGCTGTGTGAATCATGATTCGTTTAGTGGTGGACGCGATGAAGAAGATGATGAGGTTTTCAGAGAAAGAATTCTAGAGAAGATTCAGCTGCCTATCTCTTCTGGTAATGCTAATTCATATGTATACTGGGCTAAACAAGTATCTGGTGTTGGTAATGCAAGGGTTATTCCGCTTTGGCATGGGCAAGGAACAGTACAAGTTATTATCGTTGGTAATGATGGTCTTGCGCCAAGCTATGATACAGTCAAAAATGTACAAGATTATATTGAAACTCAGCGTCCAATAGGAGCATCGGTAAGTGTTTCTGGAGCAAGAGCTAAAGGTGTGTATATTGAAGCAAATGTAGTTTTAGAAGATGGACATAAAATAGATCAAGCTAAAGAAGATATTACAAATGTAGTAAGAAAGTATCTAACAACAATTGCATTCGACAGTAACCATAAGAAACTATCTTATTATCGTATAAGTGATCTTATATTTAATGTTTCAGGAGTTAGTGACATTATTAATTATACTATTAATGGATCTAATCAATCTATAGTTGCTAATTACGATGAATTTTTTCAACTGGAGGAAGTGAGTTTAAATGCGAATTGATAGTATTTATTTTTTTCCAGAGTTTATGCTGAAGAACAAAGATTTTGATGAACTTTTAAAAGTGTGTCAAAAAGAACTTGATAGGTTCTTTAAGTATATTGAAAACTTAAGGAATCAAATAACAATTTCAAATGCAGATTTATATCTTGATAGATACGAAAAGATGTTTGGCATTTCTGTGAATAAATCATTGAGTGATGAAGAGCGAATCAAACGTTTGCTAGTTAAACTCAATACACGAACAAATGCAACTGTAGAAGCGATTGAAACAGTAATTTTTTCTCTTACTGGATGTAATACAAAAATTACTGAGGTATATGATCAATATGCATTTATATTAGAAATTGATAACGATATGAATAAAGTTATTAATGTTGAAGATGTAAGAGCTACAGTAGAAATAATTAAACCAGCACATCTGTCCTACATGTTGTACTTAGTTGATAATTATGAGACTTGTAGCAAAGTGGCTATAACTACATTGAAATCAAATATATTGTATTTTGAGGAGGTAAGATAGTGTGGCTTTTAGTGGAATGACAATTACAAAAGAAGGAATAAAATTACTTAATAATGCACAATCAAATAAAAGTTTTCGTATTAAATGTGTGCGAGTTGGTGATGGATTTTATGAAGGTGATTATAAAAATGTTCAAAGTATGATTAATCCTTTATATGATGTTTCGGCAGTGTTTCATCATGAAGAAGATAAACTATATATTGATGCTGATATAAATAACGATGAATATTCAGGACATCATCTAAGAGAGATTGCATTAATTGCAATTGATGATGATAATAATGAAATTGTTTATGCTTATGATAATGCTGGACATGATGCAGAGTTAATTGCTAGCAGTAGTTCATTTGCTTATGAAACTCGACTTCGTTTTTGTTTTACAGTTACAAGTGATATATCAGTGAGTGTTGAGCTAAATAGCAGTGTTTATGCTTTGGCTAAAGATGTAGAAAATCAATTTAAATATGTAAATAGTCAGCTTAGTGTAACAAAGCGGAGAAATGATATACTAATGCAACTTGTTGATAAGGCTCTATTTACAATAAATCCTACTGATTTATTTAAAGAATTAGAAACATTAAATGAAACAAATCAATCTACGATAAGTGTAGAAGAAAGTGAGGAATAACAATGAAAAATAACATTAAAATTTTAGTGGGGGGGGGGTACAAAATCTAGTATTAAATCTAGTGTTTGAGCCTTCTGTAAGAAAGGATGTGACACAATTTAGAAAAGTGTCACATGGTTGTTTATGATAAAACTGTACGATA